GAGCCATAACCGCCGCGGCCGGGATTTGTATAGTTGCCCGTCAGGCCGTTATACGAGTAGTGCGAGCCTCCTCCGCCGCCACCACCATTGCCTCCTGCACCGCCTCTGTAAAAGTCCGCTTGCACAGGGTCCACGGCGTCCGCTCCGTCGGTCGCGTAGTTCTGCGAGCTGGTGCTTTGTCCCGCGTCCTCCGCGCTGGATCCGTACGCCGCGCCTCCGCCTCCGCCTCCTGACGCTGTGACGGTGCCGCGTTTTACACCAAGGCCGCCCGCTCCGCCTCTCCATACAGAGTTGTAATCCTCACCCGCGTCGCCCGGGTCTCCCGCTTTGTTCGCGTTGAGTAGGTCGCCGCCTTTTCCGCCGTCTCTGCCCCAGTTTCCGACGTCGCCCTGTTCTCCGTAGATCGCGCCGTCAATCATGTTGACGTATGGGCCTTCGAGAATATTCCCGTCAGCGGTGGTGTAGTCTCCAAATACTGTGTCTCCGCCGATAAGCCCTTCATTGAACGCTTCACCGTATTCGGCACGCTGTCCGCCTCTTCCTCCAGCGCCTATACTTCCGGGATAACTGGCCTCGAGGCTGTCTATGTCAACGAGGAGGTATCTTCCCGGGCCGCCTCCGTCTCCAGGCTCACCGCCGAGACCTCCAACTCCGCCGTATCCGCGGGAAACGATGTTTTCGCTGTACGGTCGCCCGCTGTGTCCTCTCTCGCCGTCCATGCCGCCGAAGCCGCCCTGCGCTCCGCCAAAAAGAACGGCCAGAGCCCTTTTCCCTCGATGCGCCGCAGGAATTGTGAATATCCCGTTCGGCGCCGCTGTCAGCAGGAAGTAGTCGCTGAATGTGTTGCCGACATCCGTAGGGAGCCAGTCGTTTATCATCGTCAAATTGCCTCGCCTGAAGCTCGATATCGTCTCATCAACGCCACTTACAAATGCGGAGTGCGCGTCTCCGTATGCGTCATGATAGAAGGCGAAATCGCCCGGATTTTCGTCATTTATTACCACATCGACGTTTTGCGTCGTGGTCTGGTAGTAGTTCGCGACCCTGTTCAGGACGCTGGCCGAATTCAGCGAGGAGACCAGCGTGGCCTCTTTGATCGCCAGATCTTTTCCGCCTGTGTCTCCGGTGTCTTTGATCAGCTCGCGCCTAATGTGAACATACGGCGTGCCGTACAGGACGCCGCTTCCGGTTATGTTCGCCCAATTTGCGCCGCTGGCGTTTATGGTTATTCCGGATCCGCGGAATGCTGTATATGGCTTGTCAAAAATCACGTCGTGGCCGGAAATGTAAGCGCCGTTCGTGTTATCGTACACGACCTCCTCCGCGGCGTTCGTGCTCGCGTAGTAGGTGTGTTCTATCAGGCTAATCTTCGAGACCCTGTTTTTTACAACGCGAACGTTGCGCCCGTCCAGGAAGGTCCGCGCCTCCGGGATCGTCTTTGTCGTCTTGATCTCTGGGTATGCGATGACCATCTCGCCGGCCGTGTTCTCCGTCAGGCACGCGCCGACCGCGAAGAGCACCTGCTGGAGGTTATCTCTTGCGGAAGTCCCGCGGTCTCTCGTAGTTGCCGGCAGCCAGCCATATATTCTGTCATCGTAAACGTCCGGTGCTATCTGGCAAGGCAGGCCCTGCACTATGTCCAGAATTATGTCTCCTGCAGCGGCTCCGAAGTATACGCCGCCTTTATGCTCCATGTTTAGCAAAAGGCCGACAGCGGACGTGCCCTCTACCAGCACGACCTCTCTACCTTCGCGCTGAATTGACGTCACGTAAAACTTGGCGCGGAGTGTTCCGTTTTCGTAAAAATAAAGCGGCTCCGCGTATGGCGTCTGCATGATGTCGCCCTCGTCTATGACGTATTCTTCATCCGCTGACGTGGAGTAAAACTCCATCAGCACGGTGTATACGTTTTCGAGGCCGAACGCAGACGTGCGGACCCGCATTCTGAAAGAAGAAGCCTCCAAGCTGTCAGAAATTGGAGATACTGCGCTGACTATGTTCGGGTACGGCGTCAGCCAGATATCTCCGTTATCTGATGCGAAGCTGTGTTCTCCAAAGCGAATTTCAATCTTGCTCATTTTTCCGTAAATGTCACCACGATGCCCGTCCAATACTCGAGGCCGTTCGCGCCGAGTCCTCTGTACTTCTGCCGCGTGACGTCCCTCTTCGCCGTCATGGTCCGCTGCGTCTTTGTGCGCGGATCGTAATATGTCACCTTATGGTAGACGGAGGAATATATGGCGTTCAAAAGGTTGCTTAACTTGGCCGAATCGAGCGGCATGGCCGGAAGCGTCACCTCCGCCTTGATTGCCAGCTCGTCATCTATGCTCTCGCCATTCAGCGCTCTCCCGCCCTGTCCTCCGTCTATCGAGACGTATCCGACCTGATAGCCGGCATCTGGGAAGTACGATGTAAAAATATTGTTGTCGATTATAAGCGGCTTTTCTCCTGCCATCAGTATCCTCCCTGTACGAGCGGCACTCCGACTCTGTTTGCCTCTTTGGTGTTGTATCTGTACTGATTGCGAGCGACCACAGCGCCGTCGAGCACCGCGGTAAGGTCAATGTTGATTACCTTTGTCTCGCTTTCAACTGGAAGCGCCATACTCATTGCTCCTGCTCCGGCAACGGTATAGCTCGGAGATCCGTCCGCGCTCCATGCGTTTGCGATCATGCCGCTTACCGTTCCGAGCTCTCTGCGGAGCTGGCCTTCGCCTTCCTTGATGCCCTTTGTGAAGAGGTCCATCATATCGGGTGCGAAAGTATGAAAGTTCGACAGCGGGCCTTCCTCCGGCTCGGAAAAGCCGAGGATCCTTTTTACTATCCCGGCCGCGTTCGATACGGTGTCGCGAAGCCTTTCAAACTTGGCTTTCAATCCGTCGATGAAGTTCTGTATGAGATCGCTGCCCCAAGTCTTGGCCTTGTCAAGCATCGTTTTTATGCCGTCGCCGACCATCGTCACGATGTCTTTGCCGGCGTCTCGTATACTCGGCCACGCGGCCATCAGGCCCTTGACTATTGCCTTTATGATTTCCGGAACGGATGCCAAAAGCGTCGGGATATTCGAGAGAAGTCCCGCTATCAGCTGCCCGAGTAGCTTCGCGCCCATCTCCAGCAGCTTCGGCAAGTTCTGAATGAACGCATCCATCAGCCCGCCAAGGATCGCGACTCCTGTTTCGAGAAACTTCGGCAAATTCTCGTTCATCGTGCTCAGAACGTTGTCGATGCCCTCGTTTATCAGCGCCACGCCGCTGTCTGAATCGCCGCTGAATATTTTTGTCAAGCCGTCCATGACGGTCGTTATTCCCGGCATAAAGTCAGATGTCAGTCCGCGCTTCAAGCTTCCGAATGCAGTCTGCAGATCAGAAAGGCTGTCGTTGAACGTGGCCGCCGCCTTCACGCTTTCGTCGCTCATTACGCCGCCCAGCTCGTGCACGTGCTGCCGGAGCGCTTCTGTATCTTCCGCCGTTGTATTCAGCAGCGGCATAAGCTCCATCGCGCCCCTGCCCATCAGCTCTGTGGCCAGCCTTGCTCTTTCGCCTTCATCGCCGATACCCTGGAGCCCTGCAATCGTCGCCTCGAACAGTTCTTCTTTGCTCATGCTGGCGACCTGTTCCTGACTCAGTCCGAGCTGCTCGAAGGCCGCGCTTCCTTCCGTCGCGAGATTGGAAAGCGTACGCATCGGCCCGGCTAAGGCATCAGCGGAGCTCCCGTTATACTGAAGGATCGCGTCCCACTCCTGAAAGGCCTGTGCGGATAAACCGAGCTTCTGACTCGCCTTGTCGATGTGGTCTCCGTAGTCAGACACCTGCTTTGCGCCGTCAAAAAGTCCCTTGGTAAGAGCGACCGTGGCTCCGGTGACCGCTGCTATCGCTGCGCCTCCGACAGCCATCGCGCCCTTGATCTTGCTCCCGAGCGACGACGCCTTGCTTTCTGCGTCTTTTGTTCCGCTATCAAATCCGGATGAATCAAGAGTTAAACTCGCAACGAGTGAAAAAAGATCCATCATTTCTCTCTTTCTGTAAGTCCCGCCCGCGCCCAGATATCCGCGACGATTTCTGCGGACGGTCTGTCGTCCACCTCTTGTTCTTTGTCCGTCTGGGTGATCTGGTCATACCAGCGCTGCGGAATATACTTTCCCTCGCCCTGCAGCCTCAATGAATCGGTCACATAAACGCGGTATGAAAGCTCCCACAGCGCTCGCTCTTCTCTCGCGGTCGCGTATCTTACGAAACCTTCGACTCCTCCTGGCCCTCGCCAGTCATTGATGCAGAGCCAGAGGAGCCCTGGGTCTGACCCCGCAATCCGAAAAGCGCCATAAGCGCCGGGTCGTTCATCATGTCGAGCGTTTCGACCAGCACGCTGGCCGCGTCGCAATGATAATCGGCCGGATCCTTTTCGTTCAAGATGGCAAACATCGCCATGACGTCCTTCGCGTTGTTCTGGAGCAGCGCGGACGCAAACGCCAGCTTGCCCTCTTCCTTCGCTTTCACGTTCTTTGCGTTCCCGGCAATATTGCCGATCGGAACGAGCAGTTTTGCTACGATCTCAATCGCTTTTTCGTCTTTGAAGTCAGACAGTCTCATTGTTTACCTCTTAATCGTTGGACGGCTCGATGAAGTAAAACTCCATCGGCATGGTGCTCTGCGCGTTAATGGAAACGTGGCCGGTAATCTCCATGCTCATCGTTCCCTTGCCGTTCTTCGTGGTCTGGATATTGACGCCGCCGGTGGAGAGTCCGTTCTTGAGCTTTACAGCTGCGGCTCCGCCATTGGCCTTGTCCCCGACCCACCAGATATCCTTGAAATCGGTCTGTTCCAGATCGCGCCTCGGAACGACTTTCGTGGTGCCGGTCTTGTCCGCTGCGCCCAGCGCAAATGCGACGTTGTCCTGATTAAACTTGATGCTGCTAAACGCCATGCGGCAATCCCAGCCGTCAAGGTGTTTGAACTCCATCATGTTGTTCGGAACGTTGTCGACGTCCTCGCCGAAGTCGCTATATGTCGCCTGGCACACAACGTTGATGCCGCCGGTGGTAGTGCAGATTATATCCGCATCGGCCGGCACCGCCGGGTTTGCCGGGTCAAAATTTGACAAAAGAACTCCCGCGTCCAGCTGGAGTTCGTCGAATGCATCAGATGATACAACAGTATACTTTCCCATGTTTTTTCTCCTTATGCGCGGAGGAATTCCGCCGTAAAATTCAAAAGGATTCTCCGGATCCCATCGTCCGGATCTGTCAGGCGCTGGCTGAACGGTGTCCCTCTTGTGACCCAGATATATCCGCCCGTTATCGGAAGGACAGCGCCGCCGTATCCGATCGCGTCGTATATCTGGCCGGCCTTTTGCGTGATCTCCCTCCACTTTTTCGACCGATACCAGAGGCTTGCGCTTATTGCGACCGGTGCGTCCAGCTCCGATTCTGACCAGTTATAGGTCAGGCGCGGTATTGCCGCATCCTCCGGGACGGTGTTCTCGTCGTAGGCCGGAAGGCCAAAGCCGGACAAAAAGTCTTGCCAAGTCTGGGCCGCGTCTTTTAATTCCGCCATGTTCCCTCCTATACCGGCAGCGTGTATTCTTCCGCTTGCACCTGCCTCATGTCGAGCGTCGCCGAATTTGGCGTGTAGTTATCGTCGCCGTCAGAGGTGACTCGGAAGATTTTCCCGTCGCGGTCTCGCCTTATGACGTCGTGATACTGGAGATTGATCGCTCGGCTTGTCGTGATAGTATACAGCGCCGTTGCTCCGGCCGCCTGTGCTGTCAGCGCTTCCACGCTGCTGTCATATCTCGCGTTCGCCTCGATCGCGGCTCCTTCGACCCAGACCGTCTCGATTCCGCCGTATCCGTCCGGCTGCGTTCTCCTGTCCAGCATGGTGAAAGCTTCGTATCCTTCGGATAACAGACTCATCCGTTGTTTATCCTCGCTTTCTTCCACTTCCTAAGCCTCGACGCGAAGTGCCCCTGCCAGGTCAGATTTCCGTCGGCTCCGGTCTCCTTCGAGTACGAATAGCCGCCGAAGCTCTCCGACTGATATGGTCCCTCCAGCACATCTGCGTGGCTGGCTGTCCAGGTCTTTATCTCGGACGCCAGAGCAATGACCGCCGGGGGGACGGCCATCGCCCATATTGCGCCCTCGAAGCTCTCATCTGTCAGATTTGATGCCGGGTATTGATACACGCCGTCGTTGAATACGGATCCGACTATACGGAAGTATTGCCCTTCCTGAATGAAAGGCAGGTCAATGCTGCCGCCATCTATGGTGTAGACTCCAAGATGTATATCTTCTCCCTTGTCTTTAAGGAAGTAGTTGTTTAGCTCATGGCAAAGTTCGGTCAGCATTGATCTGCTCCTTTTTTATCTATTCTCCGCCACCGGAAGTAGCGGCGGTGATGGTGCCCTTTACGACGCCGGCCGCGTATTCGACCAGGAACTGAATTCCGCTCATTACGAGAGACTCAATCTGCGCCCTCTCCTCGTTCTGATAGCCGGACTTGATGCCGACGAAGCCGGTCTCATCGGTGGTCAGCTCGAATGCCTGCGCGATGTCGCCGCTCATGGTCAGGTAGTACATGATGAGGTTGTTCTTCGCGGTTGCGATGAAGGTGCCCGCGGTGACCTTGCTGCTCATGATCACGGTGCCGAGTCCGAGGAAGTTCTCGATGTAGTTCATTCCGAATGCGGTCTGGAGCGTGATGTTCGCCTTGCCGAGATAATCGGCCACATCGAGCGGATTCACGAAGTAGACGGCCTCTGCGGTGTCGTCCTCGAACTTGACCTGGAGCTGGCCCCATGCGTCAGCAAGTGCGGCCTGCAGGCCCACGCCGGTGGCGGTTGAGCTTCCGGTGATGGTGCCATTCAGGAAGGTGAACATGTCAGTTCTGATTCCCTTCTGAACGTCGAGGAGGAGCGCCGCGTCGGTCTCTCTTACAGCTGCATTATAGCCGGACTTTTTGATGCTCTCCGCAGACGCGGCCTTTCTCCACTTCTTGAGAGTGATCTCTCCGACTGCGGTCTTGGTCTGCGCGTACTTGGAAAGCGGGATGATCTCGCCCTCGGGAACAGCGCCGTTCTGCAGGGTGCCGCTGGTGCTGTACACATACATCGTGGTGCCTTCCTGCATCGGGACCTTTCTGGTCACGCCGAGCGCTTCGACGAGCTTGGCGAGAGAGTTGTGCGCGAACTGCGTCACGAAGTCGATCTCCCTTACTCTTGCGAGGTCAGTTGCCTTTATAAGATTGGTTTCGGGAGTGGTGACTACATTTGCCATTTGTTTTGCCTTTCTGGATTAAAATCCGAATTTCTCGCGGTTTTCGAGGATTGCAGACTGTCTTGCGTCTATATCTTTTATCGCGAGAATGTCCTTGACCGACATATCTCCGGACTTTCCGCCGTTGGCCGGCGGAGTATTGGTATTTGCTCCCTTTTCGCTTGTGGTCGATACGAGGCCTTTGAAGGTCCCGCCTATCAGCGAATCGAGCGCCTTCGCGTCCTTGATGTTTTCGCCGTCAAGCTCGACCGCGGAGATTTCGTCGCGGCTGCCCTTGATGGCGATTTCAAGGTTTGCGCCTTTGATGCCCTTGCTCTCAAAGTATGCACGGACCGCCTTTTCTTTGGCTGCGGCAGTTTCCTTTCCGGTGATATCCGCCTTGTAGTCCTTGTATTCCTTTTCGAGCTTTTCGAAGTCGGTCTTTGTCTTGTAGTTGTTTTTAACGTCCGCTTTCAGGTCGTCCAGTTCCTTTTGAACGTCCTTCAGCTTGTCCGCATCTTCCTTTGCGGTTTTGAGCTGCTCTTTGAGGCCGTCTACGGTCTCGCTGTGAGCATTGATGATCTCGTCTACCTTGTCAGCCTCAATTCCCAGGGCTGCGAGGAATTTTCTGGTGAGTGCCATTTTCCCTCCTATGCTTCGGCCGGATTTCCTTCCGGTTTGGTAATGGTTTTGTTTACAGATTTAGTATAATTTGAATTGTAATATCTGTCAATCTATGCGTTTTTCAAAGCCTGCTCCATCAGCTGCCTGTACTCTTCGACGTAGTTCGTCACGGCCGGTACAAGGTACGGCTTCGGCCTCCGCTTACTGGTGCCCAGCTCGACCTCTTCCGCGTATTCGACGTTCGTGCCGATATATGCCGTGTCTCCTTCGACCGCGTGGCTGATGCTGTTCCGCAGGCGGCCCGTGTCGACCGGGCATATTTCTTTCGCGTGGCCCTCCGCCGTCAGCGCGATTGCCTCCAGCCCGGCTGCCTTTGCCTCTGCCATCAGTTCCTGTATTGCCTCCGTATTATCCGTGATCTTCACATTTACAAGTTCAGCCATTTTTACCTCTTTTCAAATCCGAGCACTCGTGTAATCATCGTGCATCTGCAGTTGTAGACGTTCGCCGGGTCTGCGTTTGGGTCTCCTGGATACATGATTTTGTCGTGGAAAAATACACCTTTTCTAATCTCAATGTCAACCTCGAACGGCTCGTCAATTTCCCGCTCCTGCCCGTCCAGCTCCAGATGCGCGTCGCGTGTCCTGCCGTCGTTCGTGGCCAGCCAGACCTTCACTATCTTTACGCCCATTTCTTCCGCGCGGTGATAACTGTCCATGCGGCCTCTGTTCTCTGCCGCTGTCGTGCTGGTCCTCGCGTTTCTGACCGCGCTCGCAAGATTCATCTGCGTGACGGAAGATAGCCGGCGGGAAATGTCCGGGATGCTTTCGCCCTGCAGGATCCCTTGCAAGACTTCGTTGTTGACGGCCTTCGTATTCCATCGCACGTCTTTCTTTCCGTCGACGGTCTTATATGGCAGGAGCGTTTCGTCCTTTGTCGCCAGCGTCCGGACCGTCGAGGCGTCTACCAAATCGAAGGAATAGCCCTTGACCTGGCTCGCTATATCCTCCCCGACCCCGTTATAATTCACGGTGTATATCGACGGCATTTGCCCGTTTATGTATGCCGTCGCGGTCTTGTTGACGTTGGAGATCTCCCCGGCCATCTGTTTCGAAAGCGCCTTGTAATGATTGCTGCGGATGGTCTTTTCCATCAGGAAGTCCTCGTATGCCTTCTGCGCCTTTTCCCTCTGTTTGTCAGTCTTGGCCTTTTCGATCGCTTCTTTGAGCGCCTTCTCCTGCGGCTCGAGTTCTTTCAGGTATTCCTTCAGCTTTTCGCCGAGCTCTTTATTTGCCCGGCTGTATATCGTTTTCAGCTTCCGCTCCATCCGCGCCAGCTTCAGGTCTGTCTCTTTGCGGGCTGCGTCCATTTATCATTCCTCGCCTTCGTCCTCTTCGTTGCCCAGCGCAAATCGCGACATCTCCGCCGCGGACTTCTGCTGCTGGACCTCTTCGAGCTTGTCAATGTCTCCGTTTACTTCCAGAATCTTGCTGGTGACGTATTCGTCCGAAAGGTGCTGCGCGGCCATTACGACCGAGGAGATCTCCTCCGCCTTGTTAACGATCATCGAGCGCGTATATGTCGGCGAGTCCTCTATTCCTATCAGCTGCAGCAGGCCGAGAATAAATCTCGTGACGTGCTGTTCAAAAAGATTTGCCTTTCCGTTCAGCGGCTCGTATGCCGCCTTAATCTGCGTCGCGGTTGCCGCTCCTCCGGATATTCCGCGAACGTCCAGCGCCATGAAATCATCGAACAGCTGAGTGCGCAGCCTCTCCAGCGCTGCTTCGTTTGCGGTGAACGGTGCCTCGACGGTGTGCGCATCAACCTCTCCGTCTCCGTCTCCCGGGTGCGCGACGTGGGTCCGGCGTATCTGGTCGAGGAACTTCGCGTCGTCGATGTCGTCCATGTCTCCGCAGTTTTTCAGAATCCAGTATATTATATTCCCGTCGTCGATGTTGTTTATCATCGTGCTGGCCATCAGGTCATACGCATCGATCACTTCCTGTCCGCCGAGCAGCTCGCTCTGTTTGTTTATGTTGTAAAAGGGAATAATCGGGAAGCCGGGATAATTCCTATCGCTGATCACGACTTCGCCTCCGACTTCCGAGGTTTCGACAATCTCGATATACGCTCTCTTTTCCTGCAGGATTTCGAGGTCGCTCTCGTCCTCCCTGCGTATATATTCTGTGTATCCATCCTCTTCGTACAGCGTGCAGCGGAGAGGCTTTGTGCTGTCTATCTGCCAGAAGCGAATTCCTGCACGGTGCATCCCGGTGTTTTCGTCGTACAGCGGAACGTAAGACGGCTCATCCACTCCGGCAACGCCGAAAGCTTCCAGGTGGTCTTTGTTCCAAAAGCCGAAGGAGACGCCGGCGTTCTGTGCCTTCGTCGCCAGATCCTGAATCGCTATGTCAAACTTCGCCCCGCCCAGCTTGGCCTTTGTTTCTTTGTCTTTGAAGGAGACGCCGTTGCCGAGCAGATACTGGACCAGCTGCGTCACGAAATAAAAGTAATAGCGGCTGGGAATCTTGTTGTTTGCCGAGTATACATCCGGCACAGCTCTTCCGACGTAGTCATAAAGGAATTTCTGCGCCTTCATGATCGTCGGGTTTTCGTGGCGGTAATAGAGCTCCGCTTTGTACGCCATGCGATACAGGCTGCTCGATTTGTGCTCGGCAATTGCCGCCAGGATGAAGTCCTGTCTATCCTTTTCCGCTGTCAGCTCTGCCAGATCGTTATAAGTTTTCAAAATTCATCCCTCCCGCGCTCTCTGTTCCTGCGCTTGTCATCTCTTGGAACTAACCGTTTTGTTTTTACAAAATACCTCATGCTGTCCATGTCGTGGTCGTTGACCTTTATCGGCGTATCGTCCACGGCGTTGTCCAGCCAGACGTATCCTTGCACTTCCTTTTTCCAATCCTTCAGCTCTGGGCTAACCTTTATCAACCCGCGCTTCATCGCCGTTGCCGTCTCCCGGATCCCGTCAGATACCGCGTTATCCGCCTTTATTACTCCGTACATTCTGCGGCCTATGTCCTCCGCCCGCCTCCTGCGGAGCGTTTCGATGAACGATGCCGCCGACGGGTCTATTATAATATCTATCGGCCACGGAACTCTTGCCGGCTCATCCTCCCGGTCAAACTTCCGGAAATATCTGCGCAGCCATCGCTCTATGTCGTCCGCGTATTCTTCGTCCGTCTTTTGGGTGCCTTCGTCTCGGCCGGAATAGTAATAGTTATCCACGGAATACCAGACGTTCCCGTGTCTCTCCCAGAGTAGCGCTGCGAATGCGTTTTGTGTTCCGTAGTCCATGCTTACGCAGTATTCTTCGCCCCATCCCTCCGGTGCGGCTTCGATCGCGTCCTCATACATGGGATAGATCAGGCCCTCAGCCAGCGTCCACTCGCCTTTTATGTATCGGCCGTAATAGACCGTTCCTTCGTACTCCTTGCACAGCTGCTCTACAAATCGCGCCGGTAAAAAAGGATTATCAAAGATCGTATATTTCTGGTGGTATATGTCGAGGCCTTCGTTCTCGATAAATGCCTTTAGCCAGTGCCCTGGGCTTTCCGGGTTGCACGCTCCGTCAAAGCAGGAATATGGCTTGTCGAGTCGCGACTTTAGCATTTCGAAAACTTCCGCGTTCCATTTCGCGATTTCGTCTCCGTAGCAGTATTTTATAGACGCGCCCTGTATCTTCGACACTTGGCTTACCTTCTCCGCGCCCAGGCAGTATACCGGGACGCCGCATACCATCGCAATGTTGCGGCTGTTTATCGTGCCGACCAGCTGGTTTCCGAACTGCTCCCGCATCGGCTGCAGGACGTTCCTCTCTACTGTTTCACGTGAAACACCGAGAATTACATTCAGGCCTGCCTCTTCTCGCACCGCTCGCAATCTATACGGGACGATGAAGTTTACATCGACGTATGTTTTGCCGGAGCGGACCGCGCCAACCTTAAAATTCCATCTGCTGTTCGCGTTCTTTATGTACTCATACTGTTTATCGCTGAACTGCATCTGACTTTACCTTCTCCAGCAGCTCATCCAGCTTGCTCAATTCCTCGGCGGCTGGATCCTCCACGGCCTTGGCCTCTCCGCTCAGCTCCAGAATGGCACGAAAAGCATTGACCGCGTTCCTGTCTTTGCTATTGCTCGCGATCTTAAACATTGAAGCGATCAGAATATCTGCGCCCGAGGCTTCCTTGCCGTTCTTGTCCGTGAACGTCCCATCCAGCACGGCTTGCAACGCCTTTTTCAGCGTGGCCTTTTCGCGCCTGGCCTTTCCGCTTGCAATTCCGCCCCTCTTGGCTTCTTCACGGCTTAGCTCATATCCTCCAGGCTGGCCGCCCGGTTTTAAATTATGCTCATTCGCCATATAAAAAGTCCCTTCTATGCTGATTATATAGCATAAAAGGGATTTTATCAAAATATGTTAATTTATAAGCTCCGCCTTCCGGCCGGTGTAGTTCTCCCAGCGCTGCAGGATCACGTCAATCATTATTCCACCTTGCCTTCCAACCGTAATTATCGTTTATATCTTTCACAACAATATATTTTTTCTTTCCATTGTGACACATCACCGCCACGTTCCATGATGATTGACAATATATAATATTCTCGCATATGAAAGAAATAAGCAAACACATCATCCTCGCTTGTTGTACTATATTTCCTATGTTTCATGGTTACGGCTCTTGTAGCTTCATTGAAAAATTCGGCTGTTTCCTTGTCTGTTTTGCCCTCTGCTATAATCTCTGGCATACCCATCTTTTCGCCACCATTAAACAAAACAGGACATATGTAATTAGGCTCATAATTCTTTTGGGCATAATTGAGCATAGCAAGCGTATAATCATTGAGATAATAAGCAACTATGCAATCACCGCCCGTGGAAGTATTGTAGCCTTGGTCAATCGTTTTTAATTCCGCAATCAAATATCTTTCAAGCGTTTCTGCCTGCTCTTTCGATATGCCGTCAATGATGATATTATGCGTTACGTTCTCCCATCCATACTTGTTTATGGCTCTTGCAATTTTAGGCTGAGTTTCGTACCCTTTACCGTTTCTCCATCGTTTTTCAGCATCGCATGAAATACCAATATATTTTTTGCCATTCGGGAAAATATGCTCATAAACGCAATAGTTTTTATTCATCAAACACCTCGTCATAAGTGAGTTTCTGCCCGTCACGGATGCAGAATATTTCATCTTTTCTGCCTGTAAAATTTAACCACCTGTTTACGATGACGGAAACGTATCTTTCATCAAGCTCCGCCATATAGCATTTTCTGTTTAACTGTTCACAGGCTATTAGTGTGCTACCACTACCGCCAAATACATCAAGGACAATCTCGCCCTCTCTACTACTGCTCTTTATCGCTCTACTGCATAAGGCTATCGGCTTTGGTGTTGCGTGACCGCCTGTGTGTTCTCTTTCGTCTTTTCCTGCTCTGTCAAAGTGCCACACGTTGTTTTGGTTGTCGTGAGTATTGTCAAAATATGCCCGTGTTTCATACCATTCTTTCTTGATTTCGTCATATTCTTTCTTGATTTCGTCATATTCTTTCTTGATTTCGTCATATTCTTTCTTGATTTCGTCATATTCTTTCTTGAATGCGTCATTACCATTTCCACGACAGAATTTCTGTATTTTTTGATAATCATCTTTCTGAATTAATCGAGGTTGTTTCTGCGTTCCGTCTCGATTTAATGTCCAATGCTGTGCGATGCTTTTGTAACCGCATATTTCATTTAAATCTTTTTCCGTTAATCCGCTTTTTTGTAATTCCTCTGTCATATATTTAAGATATACCCCAAGAGTTTCAGAAGCGTCTAATATGCCATCTGCACCTTGTACTCCCATCATCACAAACAAGCACTTTTCGTCTGCAATCGGGTACATTCTAAAATCTTCTGACAACTGCCCTTGTCCGTTCCCTTTGTCCCAAGTGATAAGGTTCCGAAATGTTATCTTGTTCTCTCTCGCCATCGGTTTCAAGATATTGCTGTAAATATCCATCAGCGGTTCATCAATCCCCCAACAATACCAAGAGCCATTGTCTTTTAACGCTCCGAATGTCAGCGGAATCCATTGGCGGTTGAAGTCGAGCAAATCATCAAAGTTGAGGTTGTCATTCAGAACACCCTCGTTCTCTTTCTTCATGCCATAGGGAGGATCCGTGAAAACAAGGTCGGCCTTTACCCCATCCATAAGCCTATCAATGACCTCCGGATCCGTGCTATCTCCGCAAATCAGCCGGTGCTCTCCAAGCTGCCATATCTCTCCGGCCTTGCAGCGAGTCTCTACTTCCTCCGGGATCTCTACCTCCTCGACCTCTTTTGGCTCTTCATCTTCCATGTCAAATCCGAAGTCCGACATATCAAATTCGAAGATCTCCGAGATCTCCGCGTCCAAAAGGTCAAAGTCCCATTCGCTTTCGTTCGTCTTATTATCCGCCAGGCGCAAAGCCTTTATCTGTTCGTCGGTCAGATCGTCTGCTCGAACGACCGGGACGCTGCTCATTCCGAGCTTCTTCGCTGCCAAAAGTCGCCCGTGTCCTATAACGAGGACGTTGTTCCGGTCTACCACAAGCGGCTGCCTAAAGCCGAATTCTTTTATGCTGTTTGCTATGTGTTCGACCTGCTCCTCTGGGTGTTTCTTCGCATTCTTGTCGTATGGTACAATCTCCCCTATTGGCATATTTATTATTTCCAATGCTGCGCCTCCTTTTTAATATATCTCCTTAAATATGTCATATCCGACCTCATCTGTGATCATTCGCTCTATATCAGAAAGGCTAATCAGCCCATCCTCAACCGCGCCCATGTACCTTCCGAGGCGGTCCCAGAGGCGCTGTATCTCCTCCCGGCTCCATCCGAATTCCTCCACGCAGGCGGAAAGATAAACGGAAAGATTCTTCCTGCTGACGTCCCGGGTGTATTTGTTCAATTCGTAGTGCGTGAACGTGTAAACGTTCTTTTTCTTCACTGGCTTTTTCATAGCTACAATATAAAGTCTGTTATATCCCGGCTGTCAGACTTCACCATTTCTTTCAGCTCAGCGATCTCTTTCCGGAGCTCCTTGTTCTCCGTCATTAGATTCTGGACGCCTTCGATGTATCCTCTTATCAGCGAATGCAGCCTGTCGTTGTCTCTTCGTAGATCCTGAATAATCTTGTCTTTTTCTGTCATTGCCTATCCCTCCGGATGTATTGCCGACCATAGCCGGTTGAGCTTCACGCCTTCCCACTCCGTCACGGCCTCGAAGTTATTGAATATAAACCCGAGCTGTGAAAGCATGATCCGAACGTCCGCCATTTCTTCCGCCAGATGTTCCTCGTTCCCTTTTCCGCGCAGAATCTTCGTCAGCTCTTTCTGGAGCTCCGACAGCTCCTCGATCGCGACTATTATTTGATGCTCTGTCCCGTATGTGTCGATCGCTGCCGTTATTATGTCGTAATTTGTCATTCTGAAAACCTCCTCTTTGTGACGGCGATTGGGAATTCTTCGATTTCGGACGCCCACAAAGCCGAGCCTTTGCCGTTGCACTTCTCCCAGCAAAGAGAGAAACCGCCTATCCCGTCAAACAACGAAGCCATCGTCGCCGGGCGCTCGTACTGTGCCGATATACGGCGGAGCAGCCAAAACCAAAAGGGTAAGGCGATACTATTTCCGAGAGCCTTATAACGCGGGCTGTCCGATGGTTTGTGAAGCTTGCCTTTTGTATCCGTCCATTCCCCGAGGTCTGTCCAGTTGTCAGGGAAGCCCTGCAGGCGTTCGCATTCAAGTGGCGTCAATCTGCGGACATTGCTATTCATCACGGCGTTTGGCCCTCTTGATATAAGCGTACTTGATTGATCTTCTGATATGGCGAAGTCGTACAATGCGTTTTTTCCCTGATTGAACGCCGCTCGGTCAATGCCGAATACAAGGTCCGTGCCATCCTTATAGTCTCGTGCCTTTATGGCCGAAGTAGAGCCATCCGGGCGGTTGTTGTGATCCCCAGTTATCGTCGGAGCCTGCACGCCGTCGCCGTTGCCTCTGGCATCATAGACCTGAACGACAGCGTGCCTGTCAGTAACATTCAGCGTGTGCGAAGATCCCTCTCGAACGCCTATTCCGTTCTGCGAGGTGTTCCTGTCGACCACATGCCCTTCGATGCAAAACACGGACTGGTTATTAAAAGTGGAAAGCGCTCCGGTGTGCTCATTCTGAATCAGTATTCCTTTGCCCCCCCCCTGGCTTTCCGGCTCTCTCTTGAAATGAGATTGCGCTTCCAGGGCTATCCGTAGCGCCTCGGGCAGCTCTTTCCCTCTCCGCTCCGCTCTCCTTAAAATCCCCTCGCACGCCTTCGCGCTCAAAGAGTATTTCGGAAGCGGAGAATCCTCCAAAATCTGCGACAAGCGCGATGCGTTTTCTTCGCTGGGGAACTCCCCAAAACTGCGCGTCGTGTACTCTCCAGCAGACGGAAAACGGGATCCCGTCGGGGCTATATCCGAATATCCCTCCGGCTTTGTCCCATCTGCCCCCCCTATCAGGTAAAGGAACGTCGGGCGCTTCGGGGCTTGCGATTTTGACGATTTCCGAGAGAACGGCTTGGAAGTCTTGCCCTTTGTTGCTGGAGAAGGCTCCGGGGACGTTTTCCCAGACCATGTATCTTGGTCGAATATTGAAAGCTGCCCGGTGATTTGTTCGTCTGTCATGCTCTCTCATCTCCTTTACGATCCGTATTTGCTCCATGAATAGGCCGGAGCGTTCGCCTTCAAGTCCGGCACGTTTGCCGGCTATTGAAAGGTCTTGGCACGGAGACCCGCCCGTTATGCAATCAACGACCGGGACTTCGGCTCCGTTTATTTTAGTTATATCGCCTAAATGCTGCATTGGCTCCGCCTCCGTTCATGCGTATCCCATGACCTGCCCCAGCTCTACCCAGTGCGGGCCGTAGTTTCCGAACTGATAAAAGGTCGTGTGCATGGGGTCTGTCACAATGACGTTTATTATCCGGGCATCTTCAAGTTGCGCTTCGATCTCTTCAAGCGTTAAAACCGCCAAGTCTCCAAGCTGGCTCTCTTCCTCCCACCACAGCAGCCTGTCGTTCACGCATTGAAGGTTGTCGAAGCTCCCGGTATAAACTCCGCTGGCCTGTACTCCGTCAAATCTATAAATCAGGACTTCTTCCGGGTGCTGGACTGCCCATTTTGGACTACTCATCCTCCGCGTCCTCCGCGTCCTCTTCTTCCGTGTCCTTGCCGTAATATATCCGGGTGCTGCTCGGGTAGATGTTGAAGGTGCAATCCCTCGCGCCTCTGATTACCACCTGCGGAGTGATCTCGTCCATGAGCGACACAAGCTCGTTTGTCTTTTCGATTGCCTCGTCTGCGTTTACTTCGAGGTCAATTCCTATGGCATCAATCTTTTTCATTTTTTCTCCTTCTTTTCTGTTTATGCGGGCAAGGATTTGCACCTTACACAATGCTCTCCGATAACTCCCAATCCAACAAGCATCATTCCCGTCGCGTCTACCTATTCCGCCACCGCATACTCTTATTCTTCTTTCATGTCTGCTCCGCAGTTCGGACAAGTTTTGAAATATAATATTGCATTTCTTGTCGGCTCTGTCCTCACGATATGTCCGCACTCTGAACAGCGATAGCACCACCTCTCAATCATGTGCCTTCTGCTATCATCGTGGACTTTTGTATATCCGTCATCTATCCACTTACCCATCTTCTTCTCCTTCCTCTGCTCCTTTCAATGCCGCCTCGGCCTCCTCGCGGGTGAGAAAATACACGAACGAGCCGTTGTGTAATTGCCGAAGTATCCAGTCCACGGATGGCGCTTTTATCTCGTGGACGCTCTTTTTTATATCGCAATCATCCTCACACCCAATACAACCATCAGAACCGGGGTACCTTTCTCCGTTGTGGCACGGGTCGTACCAGACCTTATACACCGTATCCCCCACCTTGCACGGCAGCACCAGCAGGCGGCCTTCGGCTTCGGCCTTCGCCAGGACCTTCATTCGCTCAACTGGGATTCCTTCGATTTCCTTTATCTCCGCAAGACTCTTTCCCATGAGCGCAATCTTGCAGGCTTCCACTTCCTCCGGCTCCAGCTCCGTGTCCTCGTAGGCTGCGAGTCGATTGTAGATTTCAGCATCCAAACACGGTATTGGTACCTCATGCTTAAAGAATCCACAATCGGCACTGCTGGCACAGTGTTCCGCACAGTAATCAAATCCGCTTCTTGTCAGTCTCTCCATCGCTTCTCTCCATCCTCAGCCTCAATGATCGTAGGCATCTCATCTATCAGCCCAATTATGCAAGACTTGTCATAGGCGTCACTAAATCCGTTATAGCAACTCGGCAGGCCATCTACAACCTTGCGGAACTCATCTGCGTCTATAATCCTTCCATGCGGCGTGGGTACTTCGATAAGCGGGCACCAGTCGGGCCGTTTGTCGCTCTGCCAGTAATCTATTTCGCTATCTGGGACGTACCGCCAGACAAGTTCGCATCCTGTCAATTTGTCGATTTTATTCCAATGCGCACATGGACACATCGGGCAATCCTTCGGCATCTTCATGCCCTTAATTAGTATGCTCATCTTACAGACTCCCATCCTCCGGATCGCCCGGATCCTGCCCATACATGAATTCTTCCATGCTGTGTTCTCCTTCCTCCTTGTACGGCTCGGGGAGCGGCATCCAGGCGACTACCTCATAATTCGAATTGAAATATGCAAAAGGCTGTCCCCATTCCTTTATCCCCTCGAGTTTATGTCCACCGAAAGACACCGTCCCATACGATGCAATATCAATATACATATGACTTGTGTCGCCCTCGCCCTCTTTGTAGCGATAGGAAATCAACACGTCGACACCTTCTTCTGGCAAGCGCTCTTTGCATGGGATCCATTCACTTCGCCCTGGCTCCATCGGGCTGTTCATCATCACGAACTCGTCTCCGAGCTCTCTTTGCGGTCCTCCGCATCCCGCGTTTATTTTCATCTCTTTTCTCCTTTCATCGATATATCTTTTTCAGATCCTTCGTCCTGTATTCGCCCTCGATCTTTAGGCGCGGCCTGCAATCGATCGCTGTCCAGACCGTGCTGACGCTTACCCTGTGCGCCGTCGCGATCTCCTTGAGCGTGAAGCCCTGGCACCACTCTTTATACATTCTGTCCTTTTCAAGTTGTGTAAGTCCCAGCATGTATACCTCCTTTTTCCCGGTCAGTCTTTGGCGGGAACTCTTGCGGGAATGTCAAACCTATTGATTTTTTAACCTTGTTCCCGGTTTCCCGTTTGTTCTCGGTGTTTTTTGTCTCTCACACGCGGTAAAAATATATACAAGGTGTTGTGCGTTTTATATATATACTCTCTATATATAGGTTGTTGTTTTTACCGGGTACGACCGGGAACATGGGAACAAAGTTATATATAGATATATCTTTTTAGAAGGGAATATCATCCGCGGCGAAGAATTCCTGCTGTATTGGTACATCTTCCGGGGGTTGCCTCCTGATACATACTGTATTAAGCACCGAGTTCCCGATCCTGGCCTTTTTTGTCCGGCGGTCCTTATCGCTGACCAGAATGTCGCGTCTCTTTGCCCAAGCCAGAAACGCCGTCCCATTAAACCCTGCCTGCTGCAGCTCGCGGTCGAATACCGACTTTATAATATATGCGTACTCTTCGTCTATCTTGCCCCAGACTTCGGCTTTGTACTCGCCGTATAGATCCGGGACGAAGTGCACGGTGTTCCTTACGAGCAATTCGTATATGTACTCCAGCGCCCGGACGTTCTGGTTGACGTCCTCTTTCTTCGTCATGATCGCGGCCATGTCTTTTATAGTGAGCGCGTTCCCGTCTTTGAATAAAAGCTCCGTGGCGAGCGCGTCTGCTGCCAGTATCGCCGATGCGCTTGCGGCCTGTTTCTCGGTGCTGTCCTCTTTGAGCAGTTCCCTGTAAAAGGCTTTCTGTAAATCGTTTACCTTTTCAAACATTCCCGGCTGCTGGAGGTAAGCTATAAACTCCCGCCCTGCGTGGCCGTAGTTTTCTTTTACTTCCGCGGAAAGCCAGACCAGATCGCTGTATACTTTCTCCGCGCATTCAAATTCGATGATCCTGTTTACGGCTCCGCCTCCGCTGTTCGCATTGCTGATCGGGTGCTCGCCGTTTGTTATGATGCAATTCTTCCAGGTGGTCTGCCTCTGTAAACCTCCGAGCTTTGCTCCTCGGGTCCTTCCGACTCCTTCTGTGAGCTGGTAGATCATTCGGTCAAAGTCTTTGACGCCCTGGCTCGACTGTATCTGCAGTTCGTCGATGCACATCGGGAGGCTGTTCAAAAATGATGCCGTCATTTCCTGCCCGACTGTCGTGCTGTTAAAGGTGCTGATATAGTCTCCCAGCTTCGGGCTTGCCCATACGCTGGCCGCAACCATCAGGCCGACGGTCTTTCCTGTCTCCGTTCCGCCCCATGCGTGAAGGAAAAAGGGCAAAAGGCCGCAAGGCTCAAGTATTACGCTTGCGAAGGAAGCGGCCAGAAAGAGCCGCCCGGGTGATTTCTCCGCCCGGAGCTTTTTCATCGCCTGGATCCACTTGTCGCGGCTGCCGGCCGGCTTAACCGAGTTGAAGATGTGCCGAAAGTTCGTTTCTCCGTCAAAGATCAGGTCCTCGACGTATGGCGAGAAACCGTGCGCTACAACCCAGCCGAGCCTTCCGACCGACTTTTGCTCCGGTATCAGCTCGTAATTCAGCTGTTCTATATCCATCAGGTATGTCGAGAGCTGTTTGGCGTTCTCGCTGTTTACCATTATCCCGAACGCGGCCAGCTGCAGGATCTGCGAGCTCGAAGCGAGCGTGCTCTTTTCCGCGATGATGCTCCGCCAGGTCTTTCCCTTCCTGTATGCAATCTCCAGCCGTTCTTCTCCGCTGTCTATATTTATCAATCTGCGGACCGGCATGATCGCGTGTCGGCAGATCATGTTTTCGTATCCGAAGCGATCCACTGTCAGGACGCCGTATTCGTCGCAGATGTACTCCCCAGAGAAAAGCTCCATCGGCTGATCGGTAAAGTTCGTCGCGTTGTCCATTATCACGCCGCGGGCCTTCTGCTGCATCTCCAGGTAGCTGTTCCAGAGCGTCATGAAGGTGCGAACTCCGACCGATCCGGCCTGCGCCTTCATCCTCTGGCAGAGCTGCTGGAGCTTGAATTTGTCGTCCTTGTATTGATACAAGTAGTCGTAAGGCTTGCTTGTATTCAGATATTCTTCCGCCGTGTATTCCGGCAGGTTTATAATCTCATTCATATTTGCTCCGTTTCGCAAAAGGCCCCGGCTTGCCGTGGTGGTGGCTTCGCCGGGGGCCTTTGCAGGGCTTCCGATATTTTCCGGCCTGATCGCCACCACATCGGTCAAGCCCTAATATAATTATATCTATTTTCATATAATTTTCAATGGTTTTTCGAAAGAATATAATATTTTTCTTCGGCTTTTTCGAGCTCGTATTCCAGCAGCGGCTCCTTCGCCACGGCCTCCGCATACTCCGCGCTGAAAGGCTCTAATTCCGATTTTGGCGCGTTTTTTTCTATGGCCGACTGATTTATCAGCCATGCATCGTATGCGCTCCAAAACGCGGCCTCAGCGCCTTCCAGGGCACTCTGCGCGGCCTCTCTCTGTTTGCGGAGCATAAATGCCCGCTGTGCTGCTCCCAGCTCCTTTCTCCGCGGCTGTCTTTCGCCTATCGGAAGGCCGAGCGAAAACGCCCGGTTGAGCTTTTCGCAGGCTTCCGGAAATGTGCAGCCGTCCATCTCCCGCACAAAGCTGATCACGTCCCCGGATCTCCCGCAACCGAAGCAGTGATAGCCTCGGTCACCTTCGTAGATTTTGAAGCTTGCTGTCTTTTCTTTGTGAAAAGGGCAGCGGGCGAAGCCTGCCCTGTCTGCCCTGATTCCGTACAGCTCAGCGACCGCCTTCATGTCCACGGTCTGTTTGATCTCTTCCGCGTAGTTCATCGACGCGCACTCCTCTTTTTTCGAGCGCTCTTATATAGTCCTTGCGGGGGTAGCACCAGCGATCTGTGCAGCTCCCTCTTTTCCCGCACTTTTCGCAGGGATCCTGAACGCTAATCCTCGTCATGTCTTTTCAATACCCAGAGCCCGCAGGCTGCAAAAGCGGCGGCAAGGCCGAGCAGGATCAATACTCCTTGCCATGTTATATAATTAACGTCCATCCTCTTCCTCCTCTTTGTGCTCGGTGATGATCGTTCCCGGCAGGTCCTCGTCGGCTGCCATCCTGAAACATGTTGTGTTCTCGATTTCTATCAGCTCCGCTTCCGGGAAGATATAACGGTCTGTCGCTGTCTGAACTATAACCTTCATCTTATGCAATCCTCATCTTTCTAACTCTTAGATGATCTCTTTATTCTGCCGGGATTGACCGCCCGGCTCGGTATGGTTTCTTTATCTTTCGACGATTTCAAGTAAGTCCAGTTCCCTTATGCGGGAAGGGTTGATGCTCTTCTGCCGAAAAAGCCAAGCAGGGATTAACACCTCTGCGTTCCCTACTTCGTTGGCTTCCCCAACTATGATTTGGGATTTCGGGAACCAAGCAATCGTATCGTTAGCCTTGGTGTATCCGCCGTCAACGGTGAGTGCGATGGCCTTTTCTGTCGTTGCTGGAAGATAGTGCTCCATCGGTAATGTAATCCAGCCTCTATAATACTTTTTCATTTTCTTACCTCCTGTGTTCGGTTGGTTTCTGTTCTTTATGGTTTTATTATAGGCTATCTAATCCTATATGTCAATATATTTTCATATATTTTTATATATTTTATTCCGCCCCGAGTAGCTCGAGGATCCTTCGCGGCGTGCTCCTCTTGTCGCAGAATAGGAACTCGACGCCGTAGCTGATATGCGTCTGATATATCCGCTCCATCAAATACCGGCCGGAAACCGGCGAGTGTTTTGACTGCCAGGAGGCGACGTCTGGTATGGTCTTTACCTTTCCGCCGCATTCGCAAAGCACGATCAGCTTCAAGCGCTGCTCCCTTGCCCTGCGGACCTCTTTCATGAAGCGTGCGTGGTCCTTTGGGTTTGTGAGATTTTGCCGCAGCTCGTCCAGATCCTGCTTGCGGTCAATGGTAATATTCCCGCCTTCCATCATATAATCTCCCACATCAAGCTTCCGGACCGTCCAATCGCAATGAGCGGAGAAGTAAGCCGCCATGCGTCCTCCGTCTCCGCTCTGTGTCCACTTTTCCCTGCTGTCAACGATCAGTTTAGAATGGGATGTCGTCATCGGTCATCCTCGCGAATCCGTCAACCGGTGCCGGGTCTGCCGCGGGCTTCGGTGCCTGCTGGCCGGTGCTGTCTTTCTGCGCTGCTCCGACAAAGCTGATCTGCCTTACCTGGCAATATACCGCCTTGCGCTTCGATCCGTCCTGTGCTTCATAATTGCTGGTCTGGAGCTCGCCTTCGACGCCGATCCAGCTGCCTTTTTTAAACCACTTTGTGACGAATTCCGCGGCCCCTCTCCAGGCGCGGCAGTCGATGAAGTCCGTCTCTCTTTCCTTGCCTTCGCCTGAATAGCTGCGCTCAACGGCGACGGTGAAATTCGCGTATGAGACGCCGCTCTGGGTCTGTCTCCCTTCCGGGTCCTTTGCCAGTCTGCCGACGAGCACGAGATTGTTTATCATTTGAAACTCCTTTTAGTGCGTTTTTCCATAGCTGTAATATCCCTCGTGCAAATCCGGGAAGTCCTCGTCTGCTGGGATAGCGTGATAATATGCCTCTCCGTAATCGGTCACGAGATAATTGAACGTTTCCCCGCGCCGAAAGCGGACGTTGTTGGCGGCCTGGGCAGCGGATACCGCCCAGGAAGCGCCGACGAAATCTTCGTAATTTATGGCCAGATTCGGGTCTCCGGTGTAGTCTCTGACCTGCTGCCGGATGTAGACATTATACTTTCTTTTCGCCTTCATCCGCCTCTCCTTTCAGAGCGCTCGTCAGTCCTGTCGCCTCGGTCTCTGCGTCAAACCACTCCGCGACCTTGCTCTCTCCGCCTTTGATCGCGTTATATATTCCGATGTATTCGACGAAGTCGTCCGCGTTCATTGTCTCGATCTTGCGTCTGAGCCTTTTCTCGATCATCTCCTGCGTCACTCCAAACTTGGAGAATTCGACCGCCATCTTCTTTACCCTGTCGACCAGCGGAATATCATTCTGGCCGGCGAGCGTTTTCTTGCACTCGGTTATGCAGTCGTCGACAAACCAGGAAGGAAGGATCGCAAGTATCCTTGCTCGAAGTCTGCGCGTGGCCATGTTCGCATTGTTCTCGTATATGTCGCGCTGGCTGGTCAGCGTCTGCATCTTACCCTTGACCTCTCTCTGGTGCGGATTCGTGAAGTTCTGAACGCTCTGCGCGTTGGTCTCGAGGTCCCACGCATACGCCTGCATCTCCGACTTTCCGTTATCCTGTGAGAGCTCTTTTATGCCGTAATCTATATTCCCCCAGCAGCGGGCGAGCTCTTCCGCAAACCTGATCGTCGGGCCTTCGATTGTCTGCCCGGACCTCGGGTAGCTATAAAAAGCCTTTGCCGCCATCGCCGGCCTGCGGCAGGCCTCGATTGCCTTTGTGTATGCCTCGATCTCGTTTCGCGGGAAGCGCTTTGCAATGACCAGCTTGCCCTGCGCCTCCGCAATCGCCCGGCTGCTCTCAATCAGGACAGTTCCCTGGTTGATCTGGTCCGCAGGGATGTTCACCGCCTGCGGCATATTTGGGAGCGGTGCCTGCTGTACTTCCGCAGGAAGGTTGTTCTCATTCTTGGGTGCCATTATTCTACCTCCTTAGCCAGCCACGCAGGCAGGCTCAAATTATTTATCACTCCGAATTTTCCGAGGTATCCATACCAGTTGCCGGTCTCCTTGCAGTCGTGGTATATCCCCAGCAGCTCCCGGAAGCGGTCAGCGCCTCTCTGTATGAACACCGGATCCGCCTGCAGAACGTTGATCGCGTAAGGCGCGGCTTTTTCCTGTGCTATGAATACGAAGATCGGCTTTCTTCCGGTGATCTTCTCCACGCCTTCGCTGTACATCGCCGCCTGGAAGTCATACCCCAGGTTGACGGCCTGTCTCATAAACGCCTCGGAGCTGGCGTCTGTGGTGCTCTTATAGTCCACGATCACCAGCTGTTTTTCGCCCTCCTGCTCGATCTCGGTTAGGCAGTCAACGCGGACCTTGCACAGCTCTCCGGTCAGTTCGTCTGTCCAGAAGAAGGCTTTTTCGTGCTCGCCTTTCAAAAGCCGCTCTACAAACGGCGCGGTCTTTTGCGCTGCGACCATCTCCGTGGCCTTCATCCAGTCGTCTGTCGTGACCACCGTTCGCCCTTCCGCGCCTTCCAGGAACGCTGCATACTCTTCCTTGCCGGCCTTTGTGCGCCTGTCAACGTTCGGCGCGACCGTGAACTCTTCGCACACGCTCTCCGGCTCCAGCGTGGCCTTGTGCACCAGCTGCCCGAATATCAGCGCCGGCGTCGGCTCCTCTGGGTGCTCTTCGTAATACTTGAACTTTTCCGGGCTTTCTGAAATCTTCCAAAGCTGGGAGCGGCTTATTCCTTCCGCTGCTCTATATTCGCGCTCAGTCATCACATCACCTCCGCGATGAAGCGAACGATCGCGTCTCTTGCGTCTGCTACATCACCGGCCGAGAGTTCCTCCGCCAGCTTGTCTATGGTGTCGACCACCGCTGCCTGGCAATCCGGGCAGATGTCGTCTCCGTCCTTGCCGTTGTAGTATTTGCCGCAAACCGCGCACTTGGCCGCTTCCTCCCACCAGTCACTTCCGCACTCTGGGCAGACCCGCTCTTCGTATTCAGGCGGCTCGGTCTCGCTCCCTGCAAAAACCTTTTTTCCGCCGACGAGCTGTTCTTCTTCGAAGATTGCTCCGCACTCTAAGCAAATTAACATATTATTCCTCCTTTTCGATGATTAATAGAATTTTGGCTGCGCTAATTTTCCTGATCGGCAGATCTTTTTCGCATCTGTTTATAGTCAGCCAGTTAAGCTTGCAAAGCTTTCCCATTGCCTCCTGGCTGAGGCTGTGCGCGACTCGGTAGTCGAAGCATCTTTCGCCTATCGTCTTTTCCATGCCATACCTCCTTTGTTATGTTTATTATAACGCTATAATAACATATATGTCAATATAATTTTATATAATTCTATATATTTTCGCACTAAAAAACCGGGATTGCTCCCGGTTAAAAATTGAGCTTGCGTATCGTGGCTGCGTACAGCCTCGGGTTGAATACCTGCACGGCGGTCATTAGCTCGTCTATGACTGGCCATACCCGTGCCGGGTCCCTGCCGTTGATCGTCTCCGAGAATTCTGTTCCGCTGTCGTAATATATCTCTGTTTCGGTCTCGCTCGGAGGATCTCGGAAGGAATATTCGGGCATCGGTGCCGCCTCCGGCATCTGGCCTTTGCCTTGCAGGTGGTCGAGTATTATGTAGAACGCCGCCAGTTTCACGCAAGTATTCGCGTTTGGGTTTCTTACTCCCTGGCACTCAGCGATCGCCTCCATCAAATCCTTTTCAGTTATCAAGAGGCCACCTCCTGTCAGCCGCGTTCAAGCTGGGAGATCAGCTCGTCAATTCTCTGCATGACCATCTGGTCCGGCGCGTCGTTCTTTAGCTGTTCCAGCTGCATGATCATGTCCTCGCGGCCTTCGTCTCTGGAATAACCGCCATCGCTGGCGTATCTGCCCATACTGTCTCTTCTGGCGTTGCTGCCTCTTCCGCGTCCGGGACTTGCGTAGCTTCCGCCGCGGTTAGTGCTTCCGCCCTGGCCGCCACGGTTTCCGCCGCGTCCGCCGCCCTGACCAGCTCTCGCATAGCTTCCGCCGCGGTACGATCCGCCGCGCATGCTATATCCTTCTTCTTCCTCGTAAGACTCGATGATCTTGTCGAGATTCTTGATCGCGTGCGCGAGCTTGTCCACGATGTCGAGGCTTCCGGCTGTCAGCTCTCCCTTCTGCCCGTACTCTTCGAGTTCTTTGCAGAGCATCTCTTTGAGTTCATAGATACCGTCCATTTCGTCCTCCTTTCTATGCGATTCTTGCAACGGTCAGGTTTGCGTTCTGAACGTTGATAGCGGTTGCCGGATCTGCGGCCGTCGCGCCTTCGGAGACGTTCTCCACGGCTACGGTGAAGCAGCAGCCCTTCGGCACGGTGATGATCGCGGTGCTGGTCACGTTGAAGTACTCATCCACCGCGGCCGGCGTCACGATTGCGCGGCTGGTCAGTATCGGCTCTCCGTCTATGGCCAGCGCAACGGCAATCGGGCCGACCGTCCCGTCCTCCGGAACGGCAATATTCGCATTAAAGGTCACCTGGTATCTGGCGGCGCAGGCGCAGGAGTTGTTTACGATGCCACGCAGAATTACAAGCCCGCTTTCGTTGCGGTGCAGGACGTATCCCTTATTACAGCGGATGCTGTCGTTCAGAATGACGTTCTGCCCCGGCTGTACCAGCTGGATGGGGTTATAGGTAAATTCCGCCATGACGCACCTCCTTAAAGGCTCCCGCCGCAGCCACAGCCACATCCGCTGTTATTGCTCGGGCAGGTGAAGATCGGCTGCATGCCGTATACCGGCATAGTGGGCACCGGGCAATCTCTCAGGCGCTGATACATCGCGTCGATCTCCGCGACCTGTCCTGCGCGAATCTGTGCGGTCTGTGCGACCTGAGACGCGGAAAGATTGGCCATTGTGAGCTGTCTTTCGAGATCCGCAATCTTTTCGTTCTTGGCGTCGATCTTGTCAGCGCAGAGCTGGTCAAGGATCCTCTGGGTGTTTGCGGTCTGATTTGTTATGATGTCGCGAAGGCCATCGGAAAGGGCCGCCCTGTCAGCGCAGTTCTCGGTTGCGATGGTGTACTTAAGGTCAGCGCTGGCCAGCCTGTTCTCGCAGCAGCAATCGGCGAGCTGGCTTGCGAGGCCGTTAAAGCCCTGAGTCATTGCGGTCTGCGCCGCGAATGCGGTCTGCATGTTCGCCATCTGCCTTGCGTTCGCTCCCTGCTCTACTCCGGCGAAGCCGTTTGCAAGCGCCATCTGAACGTCGCTGCAGCAGTTGCAGAGCTGCGTGGAAAGGCTGCCGATGCCGTCTCTGATCGAGGTAATGTTGCCGTTGATCATCTGATCGCGGAAGCCGCCAGAAGTGATCTCCGCCTGATTCATCCAGGGATAGAGGCCACCCGCTCCGCCGTTTCCTCCGGCGTATCCGCCATTGCCCCAGCCGCCATTACCGACGAGGAGCAGGAAAAGCAGGATAATCCAAAAACCGCTGTCTCCGAATCCGTTTCCGAAACCGCCGCCGTTCGAATAAACGGGATAGGGCATGGAAGCGTTGCCGAAGCTCGCGGGTCCGACGAGCATAGTTGCGGGAATTCCGCCGTTGTCATCTGTAAGAGCCATATTGTCTCTCCTTTCAAGTTTTTAGAAATAAGATATATAAACCTCCGGCCGAGAAGTTTTGCACAATTTATACACAATTTTTGCACAGGCTATTTCAACATCTTTTGAAGCTGATTAGCCATCTTGACCGCCTGGTCGTATTGTGCCTGCGATACCTTGCCAGAGTTCAGCAGCTGCTGTACCTGCGCCCGCGGATCTCCGGAGAAGGTCTGTTTAAACTGGTTGAACTGGTTTATGATCTGCGCCATATTTCCGGGCAGCGCATTTCCGCCCAGCGCGTTAAAAAGCGGATTACTCATCCTTTGCACCCCTTTCCATCAGCTCATCGACTCTGTTTCTCAATGCCTCCAGCTCGGACTTGAGCGCGTATTCTCCGCCCTGCGCGGCTCCGACTTTCGGCGTCTCATTCGGTGCCTTTGTCATTTCCGAATATTTGAAAACGCGAAGCGGAAGCGGCATTCCGGAAGCGTCCGCGGACTTCAAAAAGAACTGCTCGCTTTCGCTATCCATCAGCATGACCGTGGTGTTCGGCGCTACAAGGTACGATTTTGCCCCAGCTTCGCCCTGTACCCAGATCAGGCCGCTATTCTGGCCGGCGGACTGTACGGTCTGGACGGGCTGCGCCTGCGGGACCTGCTGTACCGGCTGCGGCTGTGGCGGCTGGTATTGTGGCTGGTAATACATCGGCTGATAGGACGCGGGAAAATAACTATTATAAGCCATCGCTTATTCCTCCTTTTTTGAATAGAAATACAAAGGGATTTCTTTCGAGCTGTCCCAGCTGTCGAACAGATCTCCGTCGACGACTGTGGCAACGTGCCCGGAAAAAACGAGAACGAAGGTGCCCTCTGGGTGCTCCTTGCAGAATTGCTCCGCCGTCTTTATCTCTGGATATGTGTCCGGCATGGCCTCGCGCTTGAATCCTTTACTCCGCAGGAACGCTCCCCAGACAGCGTTGCTGGACGGCATGTCGCCCATTACAAATCCCGCCAGTGCGATCGAGGCAAACGCGCTATCCCAATCAACGCCGACGGCCTTGCAGACCGCTCTTACCGAGCAATCTCCGACTTTTGCTCCTGTCGGATTCGGGTTATAGTATCTCCACATGCGGCCCCTCCTTTGCTTTAATTTTGGCAATAAAAAACCGCCCGGACAATGAATCATCCGTGCGCTTTTCGTGCAACAAAAAACCGGGCCGCCCCAAGCCTCGACCCGGTCTCTTGCCCTCTTCAAGGGCTTTCGAAAGGAGGTGCCAAAGAATGACTATTCTAAGCGCCTGAACAGCGCCTCTTGGCCTTTATATACAATGGTCTTTGTGTGCCTGACGGATAAGTCGAATTCCTCCGCCAAAGCTTCAAAAAGAACGCCATCTATCAGCCTGCGTTTCAAGATTGCTCTGTCGCGCTCGCTGTGTATATACTCATCTATCAGCTCCGATATTTCGCTATTAGTATAGTTTCTCACTTTTTCGTCTTGATCCTGCCGGTGCCGTGGCACATGTTGCACTGGCGATATCCGGAGCTCCCGCCGGTCTTGCGTCTACGGCTGGTTGTTTTCTTCGTGTACTTTACCCTCGCCATTAATGCTCACCTGCCCGCTCCCGTTTATTACGGCATTTCCGCCGTCCTTCGCGTCGGCCTCGTAGCTCTCCTGCGTGCTTATGACTTCCCACTGGCTCTGGTAGTAGATCCACGCGGCGTTTGTTGCGAATAGAAGCGCGATCAAGATAATTATCACGATCCAAAGCCTTTTTATTATCCGCTCCAGCCTTGCCATTGCGGACTCGTGCGCTATGTAAGGCACGGTGTTATTTTCCATCTTTTTTCTCCGCCCTATACAGCATCAGGACCGCGTCCTCGCGCTTCACGAAACTTTGCGGCATGAGATTTCCAGCGGCGTCTCCCACGCTAATTCCGTTCTTTTTCGCCCAGTCCAGCGCCTCTTTCGCGTATGCGTCCGCCGGCTCTTTTCTTTTCTCTTCCTCGTAGCGCTTCATGTATTCTTTGAACTGCTCGTATGTCATCTCATCTTCCTCCAGATCATACTCGATCCAGGGCAGCTGTCCCCAGCAGGTCCACTTCCGGTAGCTGTACCCTTTGCGCGGAGCGTTCAGCGCGGTTATCTGGCAGCCGTCCTTCCAGACCGGCGTGCTTTCAACCACGAGGCCGTCTCCGATGTAAACGCCGATGTGTCCTTTCTTCCAGACCGCGGCTCCCGGCTTTATGTTCTTCCAGTCAGTCCTCTTGGCCGGGCAGCGCTCGATCATCTGGTCCGCATTTATATCCGGGACGCCGTTGCTGGCGTATACTGCGCCTCCGTTGCGGTCTTTCAGATTGCCGGTCCATCCCCAGAGCATGGCCTTTATCATACAAACGCAATCGACGCCGATTGTGTCGGATGTTGCCGCCAGCACCTTGCGTTTCCGCTCCGGCTGCGAATTATATCCGTTCGTCAGCGCCCTCTTTTTGTTTGATTCCGTCATGGGCCATCCCCAGCCGCCGTTCACATACAGCGTCTTTTGTTTGGAAAGCGCGACCAGCTTGTCGATGAGCTCACTCGCCTTCATTCTTCGTGTCCTTATAATAGGCATGACTTGATATCCCGATCAGGATCCCGCAGAACGTTCCTATTGCTGCAATGGTCTTTGTGACGTTCTCCGCGTATGGCAAATTCCAAATATCCGCCAGCGTGGAATAGAGCGTTATGATCGCCGGGAAAACGATCATACATATCCACTTCAAAACGTCATAAACCTTGTTCGGTATCTTCATCTTTCTCGCCCTTCCTTTTCTGTTTCTGCCGCTCAATCCATCCCGCCACTATCAGCTCGATGATTGCTGATCCGAGGAAGTATTGTATAAGCGTTTCCGGCTCTGACTGAAACTTCCAGTAAATTATCAAAATCGCTATGGTAAAAAGAACGACCAGCGCGGCCAGTACGATCAACGCTATATCCAGCCCGCACAGCTTCTTCCTCCGCCTCTTTTTCTTTCTCTTGGCCGCCATCAGCCCCGGGTCAGGATCCATCCAATCACGATCCCGACTATGCTGGAAATAATGGCCGTAATGAGGTTGTCCCAGCGCTTGACCGGTTTCTGCTCCAAAACGTCCACCTTCGCGTTCATCGCGTCGACCTTGTTTATAAGGCTGTTCTGCTTTTCGGCCATGACTGCGATGCTCGTGGCCATCTTGTTCAGCGCGGCGCGGTCCTGCTCCAGCTCGTGTATCCGCTGTTCGTGCGATTCGAGCTTCATCGTGTGTTCATGTAGGGTTATTTCGAAGTTATCGGCCACTTTTTTTACCTCGCGAATGGCTTTGTCTTTTCGACCTCATTATAACAGCCAGCCCTCCTAAACACAACAATTTGTGCGGAAAAGCTGGCTGCGTTTTGTGTTTGTTTTTGTGTCGTCGCGATCTGCTATGCAAATGCGAGTTTCTTCGGATCGGTCCATGCGCCGTTGTAATAGCTCATAGAGTAGACCTCCGCTCCTGCCGCGTTTTGGTACTTGGTTATAAGGGCCGTGCCGTAGTTGGAGGCATTGGATTTATTGATTTGCACGGATATAGTGCCGCCCGTGGTAAAAGGCGTGAACGCCGAAATCGCCATGCAAACATAGCGCGATGAGGTGACGGGCATTTCGCTTATCCATGTTTTCATTTTGGACTTCATCAACGCGAGCGTTGTTATGCTTGAAGCATAAATGCCCTCATCATAGGGGAATGACGGGACTTCCGTCCAGCCGTCGGGCGCGGTTGTGCTTCCGTAGTAAGCCCCAAATGAAGTACCGCGAGCGCCGGTGCGCACAGGATTGCCCAGGGGGATAACGGATAGAACATCGCGATAGCCTGCGGAATATACGCCGATATAGTAGTAGCCATCACCGCCGTCATAGTAGCCGAAGCGCGCCTCCGCATCCTGACAAGGGGCAATCTGCGTGGCGGTCATTGTGAACGCTCCCGTCGAGTTTGCAAATATTTGCAAAAGCGCAACACCTCTGTTCGCTTGCAAAAGCGAGCCATAGTTAGATACAAGAAGCGTTGTTGTATCGTTCCCCGTTCCCTTTCTTACCCTCGCAAAGGCGAGATAAGTTCTCGCGCTGTTGCCCAAGCCGAACCATTCGAGTGTTGCTCTTGGTATCTCCCAGTCATCATACGGACTGGTGTATATCATCTGCTGCCTTGCTGCCATCTCTACTCTCCGAGCGCTTCTCTCACCGCTTCGCGCCATTTCAGCGGCACCTGGTCTATGGTCTTTTTCCCCTCTCTGATCATTCTAACGTAAAGTTCTACCATGTCATGCCTCCTCTCCTCCGACCAGCTCGGCAAGCTCCGCCACGGCCTCTTCAAGGATCCCGACGGTTTCGTTTGCATAAGTGAGCTTTTCATCGAGTTCTTCGTTCTTAGCTGTCAGCTCTTCGTTCTTTGCCTCCAGCTCACGCGCTCTTCTTTCCAGCGCCTTCGACTTGTTTTCTGGCAGCTCAGCTCCGGAGAAAATAACGGTCATCATGCCGGTGAGGTAATTCCTGTGAATGTCTCTCAAAACGGCCGAGTACAGGCGCACGACCTCATGCCCCTGGTTGAACTCTACATATTCCGCGGTCTTGAATGCGTTTTCGATGTCCGATTCAAGCTCAAATCCTGCGACTGCAAAGTTCGCTGTGGTTGCCGGGCTGGAAACGTACACGGGAACGTCCAGCTCTAATACTCCAATCTTTATCATTTCGAATTCCTCCCTTAACTAATTTTAGTATAACCGAAAGTGGCAAGAGCGCCAAGACCGAGGTTAGCGAATACCTGCCCTTTTTGGCCGGTGACGGTCGTTCCGGTGGACGCCTCGATGATCTCTCCTGTCAGGCTCTGCGCTATCGTGAAAAAGACCGCGCCTTCTGTTCCCGCAGGAACGGCGCTTTCGGCCGCAGCCGCAGCCGCCGCCGCTCTTTCTGCGTAATATTTCGAATTATTCTGGTATGCGATGTCCGTCGAGCCGACGTCCGTTCCGTCTCTCTGTCCGACAGCCCAGGCCTCCGAATTGTGCCGCGCCATATCGAGGAGCGCTGCGTCCATTGCCGGTCCGTTTAGTGCCGATACATATTTTGCCATGTTTTCCTCCTATACATACACGAGGACGAAGCCGTCCGCGCCTTGTCCGCCATACGAGCCATAACCGCCGCGGCCGGGATT